GCCGGTCTTGAACTGACGGCTGATCGTGCTGGTGGGGTTGAAGAAGCCCTTCATGCCTTCGACCAGACCGGCGTTGGCAGCGGGGTTCACAGTGGCGTAACGCTGATCCATAGGAACAGCGTACTCGTTCAGCTTCTGCTGGGCCTGAAGCAGGACAAGCGAAGTGGCAGGGGTCGTGCCGGGGGTGCCGACCGAGCTGTAGATGTTCTGGTAGGCATTCGCCACGTCCGCATCCACGCTAGCAGCCAACTGGCTGACGCGAGGCTTCAGAACGCGCTCTGCGAAGTCGTCCAACTGCATGGTCAGTTCGGCAGAGGTGAAGTTCACGCCGATGTGCTTCTGGGTAGAAACAGTCAGGGTCGTGTACTGCTCGTTGTCGTCCTGAACCTGAAGCGCAGCGCCGTTGGTGACGAGAGCGCGATCAGGGAGGCGGATACGCAGCGTAGAGCCGATCTTCGCGCCTTCGACAGCGAAGCTGTCATCGTACTGGCGGTTCACGTTACGCGAAAGCACCAGGTTGTTCTCAAGGATCTCCAGAGCCTTTCTGGTGATCATGTCGATTGTGAGAATGCTGTTAGCCATTGGTCAGCCTTTCAGGCGTAGAGGGTTAACGGAATTTCGATGCTTCCAGCTTCTTTATCTGACGCGCCCGATCTGCGGCAATCCATTCTGATGTGGTCATCGTTTTGATAGACCGAGGATCAGTGGTGTCGAAAGCGGGAGCTCCACTGCTACGAGCAGTGACAGGCGAAATAGGCGCGGGCGCACTCGAAGATTTCTTGACCGGCGGATTTGAAACCAGAGTGGCTTCAATTTTGCCGATCTCCTTGGCCTGCAAGATAGGTGACAGACGAGAAATGCGATCTGCTTCTTTAGGGTTAGATCCTAAGTAGTACGCTACGTCAGGACCAACCTCAGATGTCTGGATCGTCTCAGCCATTACGGTCGTGATGCGGAGGTTGGGATTATACGCGACTTGTTCAAAGTCATCGTATTTGCCCCGCGCATCTTCTTCGCGGTCGTGGTAGGCTTCTACGTATTCAGACCGTTGCTTTTGAACTTCCCGTTCCCGTAGCATCTGTTCGGCGTATGCTTTCGCATAGGTTTCGACCGAATCAAACTGATCAGGTGGCGGTAGTTCAGAAGGTGCAGTGGGAACAGCCCGTTGAGCCTGTTCCCGTTCCCATTTCCGTTGCTCTCTTGCAAGGCGCTTGCCGACTATGGCGTCCAACTCTTCTTGTGTGAAAGATTTGGGCGTTTCAGTCGTTTGATCTTCCGGCCTTGTAGTTTCAGCAATAGGAGCCGCCGTAGCTTCCAATTCTGACGCGGGCGCCGGGGCGTCCGCTGGGGCAAGCGTGTTGTCGTCGTTCATGGGTTACTCCGAGGAGTGCCTGGCTACCGGCCAGTCGGTTAAGCGGAAAGGCTTGCCACTTTCTCTTGGAAAGCCTTCACACGGGCCTCAAGGGCCTGCGTAGCGGATGCCAGATCAGCGTCGCGGGCGTCAAGTGACGCCGCCATAGCTGCCTGACGAAGTTCGGTAGCGTTGCAAGACGCTTCCTGCCGGGACAAAAGATCCGCGCGAGCCGCAAGCGCCGCGTCAGTGTCTGCCTTAGTAGCGTCGAATGCAGCGCGGTCAGCTTTTAGCTTTGCCTGATCCTGCTTTAGCGCCGCTCTGTCGTCTTTGGCTCCAGAAACCATTTCAGCGGCAGTAGCTCTGGCGGCGGCAAGCTCGTCAGCGGCCTTAGCCCGATCCGCAATCGCGTCCTGCGCGGCGGACAGTGCGCCCTGACGGACGGCCAACTCGTCCCGCAACGCGGCCATTGTAGCCAGGTTTCTGGGAAGCTGGTTAAGGAAGTAATCCATGTAGTCCATTGGGGCGCTATCCTGCGAGACGTTCATGGGGGCACCTTTAGGCGTAGTAGCTGATGTTGAGCTTGGCTCCAGCCACCTGCTCAATGAACCGGATCATAGTCAGGTCGCCGTCGTACTGGAGCGTCACGCCAACAGGGAGGGGCATCCCAACGGACGAAGTGGGGGCAACGTTGTCGTCGCGCCAGCGCACAGCCTGACCTTCGGGGGTAATGAGAGCGATCACAGGACGGCAATTTAAGCCGTTGAGATCGACATAGGGGACCGTCAGCGCCGTGGAAGAGCTGAGAGAGGTAATTTGCTGATAGCCTAACCTGGTCGTAATAGCTTTCAGGTTAATTGACATCATATTCTCCTAGATTCCGTAAAGGACCGGATTTCTATAAAGTACTGCGTCGGTCCCGTAACCGGCGGGGTGAAGGGGGTATACGTGATGTCTACGGCCTGCCCGGTTAACGAGTATAGACCGTTTTGAACGAACAGCAAGAAGCCCTTTGTGATGGTTATGCTTTGACCGGTAAGCGCGTATGCCCCACTAGAAGCGGTAAGCAAAATGCTCCGGTTAAAAGTTATGCTCTGTCCGGTAAGCGCGTATGATCCATACGACGCGTCAAGCGTATACGCGCCCGAAAGGATCGGGGGGCTTCCCGCCAACGGTGCGGCTGCAATCGGTAACGATGCAATGCCGTATCCAGTAAGAGCGAAAGCCATTCAATTAACCTATCCTTCGATTACAAGTTTCCAACCAACCGTAGCCTCGTCCCAGACGTACCGCTGATCGTCAGCCGGGTACGGCACGGGCGCGCTCCACAGCCATGTCGTCTGATCCAGCACCCATGACGGGAAAGGCTGCGGCGCGTAGAAGACATCGTTCTGGCTGTCATAGGTGTAGCCGATACCAGCGTAGTTGCCACGCAGGGCAGTGCCGCCATCGGGTTGGCCGTCAGCGCCGTAGTGGACCCCGCCACGGGTGTTGTAGCTGGTCTGTATCCACGAGCCGGGCGAGCTATCGACAAACGTGTTGAAGAACTCAGCGTCAGCGACGATGACTTGGATGACTTTGCCGTCAAGAACCTTTGCAAAGTGGCTCATGCCGTATAGCTCCCTGATTGCGTAAATTTGAGGACCGTATTGGCCCCGCTTGTGGTCACCACTGTGCTGTACCCGGTGATAGTGGTTGAAGCAGCAACGGTCTGGGACGGCGTGACAGTCCAAGACGATCCGCTTCCCGCAGTGATCGTCGTCCCAGCAGTGACGCCCGTGCCTGATAGGACCATGCCAATAGCAATTGTCCCAGACGTAACGGACGCAACAGTAAGTGTGGTGGTTGCGATGGCTCCAACAAATACAGCCGTGGAGCCGGTGGTGGTGCCGCTGTAAAATGCGCTTGGCACAGACAAGATGGCAATGCCGGAACCTCCGTTGCCGCCGCCGTTGCTATTGCCACCGCCACCGCCACCGCCGCCCGTATTTGCGGTAGCATTACTGCCTTTAGCAGTAGAACCATTTCCGCCGCCGCCCGCGCCTCCTGTGCCCGCAGTTCCACCCGCAGCGCCGCCGCCACCGCCGCCAGAATATGAAACTGAGGACCCCGTTATGGATGAAGCTGTCCCCGCTCCGCCGTTACCACCTACGGATGACGTGCCATTTGATCCTACTGCGCTTGCGCCGCCACCACCCCCGCCGCCATAATTGGGTGCGGATCCATTGCCAGCGCCGCCAGCATTGCCTTGTCCAGAAGTTCCCGAACCAGCAGCAAGCGCATATGACCCGCCTCCGCCAGAACCGCCGCTACCACCGACGAGACTTGTTGTTGTAGAAGCGCCATATCCACCGCCAATGGCTGTCGTCAAACCAGTAATTGATGAACTAGACCCGCTTGTTCCGGGCGCATTGACAACGCCGCCTGCGCCACCAGCACCAACTGTTACGGTATAAGTGGACCCAGAGCTTAAGGTTGTTGTTCCCGTAACTAGGCCACCCGCACCGCCACCGCCGCCACCGCCGCCATTGTCTGTCCCGCCGCCGCCGCCTGCGGAAAACAAATAAGACGCACTATACCCACCGGGGTTTATAGCGTTGACGCCAGCGTAGACCAGCCACCCCTGCGTGGCGTCGATGTAGACAAAGGCCAAGCTTTCCCGCGCACTTGTTGCAGGAAATACGGCAGTTCCACCATTGATCTTGCTACCATTAGGCGCAACAGTGACATAATTCGTCGCCCACGTCCCCGCATAGTCGGTCAACTGCACGATGTTGCCCGCCGCCGGGCTGGCGGGGAGCGTGACGGTGATCGCGGCGGATGTGGTGTTGACGGGGTATGCGCGGCCAGCAACAGCCGTGAAGGATGCCGTCTGGACTGACTGCCAGGCTACGGACCCACCATTATTAGCCGAAAGAGTGCCAGTAACGCCAGTTGCAAGCGGCAAACTGGTGGCGTTTGTCAACGATATAGACGCGGGCGTACCTAACGCCGTCACGTTACCAGATGGGTCTAGCTGAGGCGACCGAGATGCCGCCATTGTAAGCATGACATTTTTGGTGCCTGCCGAAAACGTAACCGCAGCGCCTGCATTTGATGAACTGTAAACCGTGGTGCGGGTCAGCGTGTTGGCAGACGAGTAGGTGCCAAGGCCCACTTCCCATTCGCTGGTTGTCTGTCCTTGGATTGAATAATAGCAGGTATCCCCAACTGACATGACAGACGAAAATGTTTGGTAGCCCGCCGCAGGCGTACCCGACACGACAAAGGCCCCCGTACCAGTGGACGTGGAGCTATCAAGGACACGATCTGCGGTTATGAAAGCCATTAGAAGGTGATGCTCCCACTGCTAGTCCATTCGTATATCCGATACCCACCCGTGACAGTTACCGTAGGTGATCCTGTTGTTGACGCTGCGGCAGGGTATGTGTCGGCGTAGCGGATGATGACAATGCCGGAGCCGCCTGTGCCGCCCCCACCATATGTTTGCCCACCACCACCACCGCCGCCGCCAGTATTAGCCGTTCCAGATACGCCCGCCGAAGTAGTGCCTGCGCCGCCGCCGCCCGTACCTCCAGCACCAG